CAAGTAAAGTAGGACTCAGAACCTAGCCATTAGAGACTGGACACAGGTAGACCGCTCGTAAGGCCGCCGTAACTGTGTTGAGAGGCAACGGGGGAACTATCCCAAGCCAAGCCCACATGAGTGACCCTTAATTGGGATGCAGGAACGGGCAGATAGGACGCTCTGAGGCGTGTAATCCTGCAAGCTATGCAATCAGTAAGGCATAGCCCAATGTCAGTCCCAGACTTGTCTGAAACTAGCATAGGTACTCACTAATCTTGTTTACTCAGGATTAGGTGAGTATTTGCCAATTAGAACCCGACTGAACTGAACTAGCATATATGGGAGTAAGGGTAAAACCTAGTACATGGGGAACTTAAATGAGTTTAAGGTACAGGTTTTAAACAAAGGGCGTATATGGAAAAGTTTGAACTGTTTTGGGCAACATGGCCTAAGTCATTTAGAAAAGGCGGCAAGTCTGCTTGTTTGGCAAAGTGGAAAAAGTACTATTGCGAGACTTGTGCAGATCAGATCATCAAGCACATAGAGTGGATGAAAACCACAGATGCCTGGAGAAAAGACGATGGTGCTTTTATTCCTGCACCTTTAGTCTATCTCAACCAACAACGATGGGATGGGGCTGAGATTCCTGAATCATTCGGGATCAAAGTGCAAATTGATCCTGCCCTTGCCAAGATTGATGCTGACAACAAAAAAGCCGTTCCTATGCCTGAACACATTAGGCAAGCAATGGCTCAATTAAGGAATAAGTCATGAACAAGATTGAATTTGGTGATTGCCGAGAAACTATGCGTAAATGGGCATCACAAGGCGTTAAGGCTCAAACTTGTGTAACAAGCCCTCCTTACTATGGTTTGCGAGACTATGGGCATGAGGGTCAGATTGGCCTTGAGGAAACCCCAGAGGAATACATCAAAGCAATGGTTGAGGTTTTCCAGTGTGTTTGGAATGTACTGGAAGACGATGGAACACTTTGGCTAAACATTGGAGATAGCTATGCTGGCAACAACTCAAGAGCATCTAATAATGGTCGTGCTGGCTTTGGTAACGCAAGGGAAAAAGTTGTTAACAGAACTGGCGAAGGTTTAAAGACTAAAGACTTGATTGGCATACCTTGGATGCTGGCTTTTGCTTTGCGTGCTGAAGGTTGGTATTTGCGTCAAGACATCATTTGGCATAAACCAAACCCAATGCCTGAGTCGGTGCAAGATCGTTGCACAAAAGCACATGAGTACATCTTTTTATTGAGCAAATCTGCAAAATATTACTACGACTGCGAGTCAATAAAAGAAAGGTCTATCCATGCTGGTGAGGAGAGAAGTTTTAACTCACCCAAAAAAGCTATGAGAAATGTAGATGGGAAAGTATCAACTGGAAATGAACACCCAGATGCTTTGCCAACAGAAATATCTGAACTGAAAAACAAAAGAAGTGTTTGGACAGTTAACCCAAAACCTTACTCTGGGTCACATTTTGCCGTTTTCCCAACAGAGTTAATCGAGCCTTGCATCCTTGCTGGCGCACCGATTGGAGGGATTGTTTTAGACCCATTTATGGGATCAGGAACTACCGCCCAAGTAGCCCAAGACCTTGGTAGGCAATACATTGGGTGCGAGTTAAACCCTGCTTATGGGAAACTTCAAAAGAAACGTACAGCTCAAACATCATTGGATTTTGCATGAACTACTTTGAAGCTATGAGACTGCTAGACAGAGTTAAGGAAGGCGTACCATTTCCGCTTCACCTGATAAACAAAGCATTGGAGTTAACTGGTGACTTGGAGTAGAAGAAACATTCAAGGCCCAAGTGATAGGGTAATCTTAGAGCAAGCCGAGGCCAGAGAGCTTTATCGCAATTGGGAAGGAAGTAAAAATCGTGATCTCATTCGTGCCAGATTGGAGAGAGCTGAAAGAATCTACGGCATAGGTGCTAGAGATCGAATCCGAGAATATATGAACAGAATTAAAGATGGAACACTTCTATGACCTTTATGGTGAATTTCAAAGTAGACGCTAACCCTGTTGGCAAACAAAGGGCTAGATACGTCAAAAGGGGAAACTTTGTGCAAACTTACACCCCTGAAAAGACAAGAACCTATGAGACTTTAATCAGGGATGCGGCAATAGAGGCTATGGGTAGCTCAGAACCATTGGAAACCCCTGTGAGCCTGTATCTTTACATTCGAGTGCCAATCCCCAAGTCATGCACTAAAAAGCGCCTAGAAGCCATTGCCAACGGATCGGAGAAGCCAATTCGTAAGCCCGATTCGTCAAATATTTTAAAGAGCGTTGAGGACGGCATGAACTCGGTGGTCTATAAGGACGATGCACAGATAATTAACCATCACGTTACGAAGGTTTACTCAAGTCTGCCAGGTGTTGATATTTGCGTAAGAGAGTGCTTGGACTAAGGGTAAGTCCTAATAGAAAAAGAAACAAACAAGAGTAAATTAAAGGTTTTAACAAGGGTGAATATTATGAATACATGGGAATTTGACACAACAATCGGTCAAGGTAGCGAAGTAGTGACAGTTGTCTATGAATACGAAATGGACGAGGACAAATCCACCTATAACGAATCAGTCAAGGAAGTTTGGTTCTCTGGGCGTGATATTGTGGGATGTATGTCAGAAGAGGCTTATAAAGAATTAGACATTGAGGCAGCCATGCGGTTTCAGAATCATAAACTGAACTATAAGCAGGAGGATGTATGAATAAAGAAGACATTATCCGCATGGCAAAAGAGGCTAAGTTTTACATTAAAGACGATGAAGCCTATAGCCCATCCAATCAAGCAGACCATGAGTTAACCGAACACCTAGAACGCTTTGCCAAACTGGTAGCAGAGAATGAACGCAATGAAATAATTGAAATTTTGGATGCTTCAACTGGCTATGTTCACATGGACGCAATCAGGGAAAGAACATGAGTGATAACCCACACAAGGCGGTGCAATTCCTGATTGACACTGCACCCCTCTACAGTAAGGCTAAGGCCACTAGGATGTACTTAGAAGAATTCAGGAAAAGCCGCAAGGCTCAGCTCATGAGCCAAGCGGGAACTGAAGTGCTTGGAAAGCAAGAAACCTATGCCTATGCTCACCCTGATTACATCGAAATACTTGAGGGCATAAGGGAAGCAGTCGAATTAGAGGAGCGTTATCGCTGGCTTATGACGGCTGCACAAACACGCATAGAGGTATATAGAACCGAGCAATACAGTGCTAGGCATGAAATAAAAAACACCCAATGAACAACAAACTAAGCGCAAGGGAAAGGCTACACCTAGCAAGGGTTAAAAACCTACCTTGTAGCGTTTGCCAAGCATCAGGGCCAAGCGAGGCACATCACTATAAACAAGGGCTGCAATATACCTGCATTGCCCTTTGTGTAGATTGCCACCGCAACCCTGTAATGGGATGGCATGGGCAAAAACGTGCATGGGCTATCAATAAAATGGAAGAAATAGACGCACTGAATGAAACCATCCGTAGATTGTGCGAGGAAATGCCCACCAAAGGCCATAAAACCCCGTTCTAGGCGTTTTTCAGGGCTTATCCATGCCAACCTACACAAGGCAATAAAAAACCCTCCGTAGAGGGCTTTTTGGTTTTAGCGTTTTCCGCTAAGTATTCGCAGAACTAGGGCAATGCAGGCATATATCATTCCATTGCCTTTAGATTTTCCTCAATGACAGCCATTGCAGTGCAAACTTCATTCCAAATTTCGTCAAATTGCTCATCACCTTCAGGGATAAGGTCAGACCGATAAGCCTCTAAAGCATCCCAAATAATGCTAATTTGTTGTTTTGTATCGTGCATTTTTAGCCCCTTAGAATTGACGGAAAACGATGCCATTGATCGAGTCGCCTACATAAGCCCCTTCATTTTCTAAGTGCTCGATTACTTGCTGTTTTTGGTAATCTTCGTCCATTTCAGGGTCTAATTCGATGGAATAATCAGTAGCAATCGTTTCATAATCTGATTCTGCAAAATCGCAACATAATCCGATAACGTCTAATTCAAAATCAGCGTCAATATCTTCGAGATAATCATAAAGAACACGTAAACCCTGATATGAAAAGTTATCGGGTCTAATTTGACGGAAATAGTCGCAGAATTCTGAAAAGTAAACAGTTGTTTTCATGTTGAACCTTAAAAAATATTGAAACCTGCGAATTGCAGGCCACAAAACCCCTAAAAAGAGGCTTTGCAGTCTGAAATTAAGCGGCTTTTTGCTGCACTTGCATAAAATCGGGGTTTAACCCTTGATAGATTCCAGCATCATTACGCATGGGCATAACAACAACTACAGCATCGTTTTGGTTATTGTGAATAGCCCCTGAATAGTCACCCCGTTGCGACAATGGGAAAACCTTACCCTTTTTAACCCCGTAATACATGGCTAATGCTTCGTTACCCTTAACTAACAATTCAGGGTCAAAATAACTGATTTTCAATTCTGAAAACGCATCCCTAGCGGGTACAACACGGGAAATGTCAGGATAACGTGCATCTATTGCCTGAAAACGTGCATTACCTAGCAAATAATAGTCCTTTGCACCCCCTTCAATCGTTTCAAGATCAATAAATTCTGATTTTTTATCAATGGCCTTGATAGTATCTGAAGGAATGATTATTTGAAACCCGTATGCTTCAGGGGCTTGATGTACTTCAATCGGGCATTGTCCTGCAAATAAAATGTGTCCATCCGTGCCATAAACCATGGCAATTTGAGGGTGATTGATTGAAACGCAAACCCCCTGCAAGTAGTAACGAAGGTCTTTTTTTGCTGCACAGATTAAAGCTGCACGTAAAACGCTGGTTTTTAATGTGATTTTCATGTGAAAGCCTATTCAAAAAGTTAAGAAAACCCTAGTAAAACACTAGGCCATTAGCCCCTAGATCAAGGGCTAACAGTCTATTGTTTAAAACCCTGACAAACGGAAGCATTTGCCCGATAAGGTTTCAACGTCAATAGTGCCAAAAGGGTGAACGGCTAAAATTTTGACGGGTTGAATTTTGCCATAAATAGACAAGTTATAAATTTGATTGATCTTGAATTTCATGTGAACGCCTATGAGTTGAAAATTAGATTCTAGGGGCATGAAACCCCTAGGCAATAGGGAAAAACCCTTACTGTATCGGGTCAGTTTGTGAAATGTGAAATACAGTTGACCTTCTGCAAAGCATAAAACTGTTTTCGCTGGTTTTGTCTTTTGCGGGTATCCATGTAACTACTTTCACGCCATGTTCACCCTTGCGAACTTGTCTATTAAGGGCTAACCATGCGTTATAGGTGAACACGTTTTCACGGGGAATAATGTCATTGGCTGCAATTCCCTTATCGGCAAACCCTTGCATGATTGCCTGATAATTGGCTAATGAGTCCCCGTTTTTAGCCCTGTTTAATGATTCGATTGATTGTGTGATCTTATCCATGATGTAACGCCTATTTAAAATGTGAACTATTTAACTAAAATGTCAAAGTATGCAAGTAAACCCGTACACAATGACAAGCCTAAAATTATCGCTAAAAGGTAGTCTAAAAACCCTTGTTTCATGATTGCCCCTTATGCAAGGTTATGGATTGACCATAAAGTAACCCAGCAATTCTCAGATATAGAGAAACCTTCAAGTTCTAAGTGATCGTAATGAAATAACCTAGAAAACCTAAAAGAACTGTAATCTTGGTGGATTGTAGGGATTGATTGAAGCTGCTCTAGAGCTTGTTTTGCGTTTTGTGGATACATGATGTTGACACTTATTAGTTGCACTTTCACATGAAAGTAAAGTAATTTTATGGCCTAAAAATAAAAAAACTATTAGGATAAACCCTAATAAAGTACAATTATTTCAAATTATTTATTTAAGGTTAGACAATGGCCCGCCCGCCTAAGGTAGATACAGTTCAATTCAGACGCAAGCTGGATAACCCCAAGCTGCAAATTCTATTGAGTGCTGGACAAGGGAATATTAGTCAGGGTTTTGAAAACCTATTGAGCTTGTATCAACACTTGCATGGTATCGGATATAGAACAGATAGCCCACTGGAAAGCATAGGGTTAGTAACTAACCTAGATCAAAGTAAAAGGGATAGCCCGTATCAAGTGAACCAGTAAGGAATAAGACAAGGGATAGATAAGGTGAACAGATAGAACTAGATCAATCAAGTACATCGAAAAAGGTGCATCAAAGACTCTCCCCAACATTATGCAAAAAACGCATAACCTTCTAGGCAGCTTACCTGGTTATTTGTACAGTAGTAGAAACCCTGTAGGTAGAAACCCTAGTAGGGTAAACCCGTAGGTGGTGAGATGATGGGGGGGGGAGGGGGTAGGTGGGAGTGGTAGATATTTGTGGTACACCCCATCCTCAAAAAAAGCTAAATGAAAGGTAATATGGAAACAAGTCTCAAAAGAGGACGAGGAAGACCCAAGGGAAGCGTCAAGATGACCATACAGAGGTTTGCTGACAATCCGCCCCTTGTTCTACCTAAGACAGACCATCAACGTCTGAAAGAGCTTAAAGAGCTGATGATCAGGAGTGGGGGTAAGGATGTTGCTCAGAAGGTTATTGAGATAGCCCTTAATGATGAACATCCCCATCAATTGGTAGCTTTGAAGATGTGTTTAGATAGGACTCTACCTGTGAGCATGTTTGAGAAGGACAAGTCTCAGAGAAGTGCCGTAACCATCAATATCACTGGTTTAGGACAAGAACCAACTATCCTTGAGACTGAACAACCAGAAGATGTAGAGGCTAAATATGAGTAATTGGACTGTTGTTGTTAACAAGCCTGAATTCTTGGAGAAGACTGAGACTTTAGTTCCCAAGGAAAAAATAGTTGATTTGATGATAAGCATCTTAAAAGACAAGAATTGGTCTTCTAATGCCTCTATAACAATTAAACCAACGGAAATGGGATACTTTGATGGCAGACCTTAATTTCTCTCTCTTACCCTGGCAACAAGAGGTCTTTGCTGACAAAACAAGGTTCAAGGTTGTGGCTGCTGGTAGGCGTTGTGGTAAGTCTAGGATGGCTGCTGTAACGCTTCTAATCGAGGGTTTAAAGTGTCCTCCTGGCTCGGCAGTGCTTTATGTTTCACCAACAATGGGACAGTCAAGGCAGATTATCTGGGACTTATTGCTAGACCTTGGTAGAGATGTTATACAGAACTCCCACGTAAACAACCTAGACATTACCCTGATAAACGGGGCTAGGATATACGTTAGGGGTGCGGATAGACCCGATACGCTACGTGGAGTCTCTTTAACTTACGCTGTACTAGACGAGGTAGCCGACATTAAGCCAGAGGCTTGGGAACAGGTTATACGGGCAAGTTTGTCAGACAAGAAGGGTAGAGCCTTATTTATTGGCACTCCACGTGGAAGAAATTGGTTCTATGACACGTTCAAACTGGGTGAGGATGGCACTGATCCTGATTGGAAGAGTTGGCACTTTACCACTGCTGATAACCCTTTGATCGACCCATCTGAGATAGAAAGTGCTAAAAAGACCCTGAGTACCTTTGCTTTTAAACAAGAGTTCATGGCTTCTTTCTCTAATGCGGGATCGGATGTTTTTAAAGAGGAATGGGTTAAGTTTGGTGAAAGACCTAATAAGGGGTCGTTCTATATCTCTGTTGACCTAGCGGGATTTGAGGAAGTAGCTAAACAGGCGGGTAACGCTAAGAAGAGATTGGATGAGTCCGCTATCTGCGTAGTGTATGTAACAGAGGATGGGAAGTGGTTTGTTGAGAAGATCATCCACGGAAGATGGGATATTCGAACGACTGCTGTGAACATCTTGATGGCTATTAGGGACTACAAGCCTTTGAGTATCGGGATTGAGAGGGGAGCACTTAAGAACGCTGTTTTGCCCTATTTGAGCGACTTAATGAGAAAAAGTAACATCTATGCCCATATTATTGATTTAACGCATGGAAATAGGAAAAAAGCAGATAGAATTATCTGGGCATTGCAAGGAAGGTTTGAACATGGCAGAATCACGCTTAATTCGGAAGAGAATTGGGATGATTTTGTTGACCAACTTCTAATGTTTCCCGCACAGGGAGTTCACGATGATTTGTGCTTTATTGCCAATACGCAAATATCAACTCCTACTGGATTAAAAAGCATTGCTCAACTAAAGGTTGGCGATTTTGTTGACACCCCTGAAGGCGCAAGAAAAGTTATTGCTCAGTCAATGACGAATGCAAACGCACAAGTCTACTGTTTGCGAAACAAACTCATTGGCACTGGCAACCATCCAATCATGACGAAACGTGGATGGGTTAACTTGCAAAACATTACCAATGATGATATACTTGTGCATCAACACACAGGAGTTTCATCATGGGTTTTCCAAGTAAAGTTGGCATTGTCAAAGAGTCTGTTTACTTTAACGGATACAAGTACAACCGCTATCCAGAATCTAAGAGAGCTGCTCATCAAAGGTACTTCACCAAGGGAGGTGGTGGCTTATTGCACCGCCATATCTGGGAGTTCCATAATGGAGAAATACCAAAAGGACACCATATTCACCACAAGGATGGGAACTTTCTCAACAATGACATCTCAAATTTGGAGTGTCTTGAGTCAAAAGTTCACTATGCCGAGCACAAAGAAGACAGAAGTCGAAACGCAAAACGTCCTGAACAACTTGCTCATTTGGACAAAGCTAGAGAAAAAGCCTCAGAGTGGCATGGCTCACCAGAAGGACTTGAGTGGCACAGTAAAACCGCTAAAGCCGCTTGGGAAAATAGAGGTTTTGTTACGCACACTTGCCAAGAATGTAAAAACGAGTTTCAATCTCGCAAAACAACAAAAGTCTATTACTGCTCGGGTAAGTGCTCTGCTACTGCGTGGAGAAAGAAATTTCCCGACTACTATAGCCCTGAAGCAAAGGCAAAGCGTTTACAATTTGACAATTGAGGGTGCACATTGTTATTATGCGAACGGAATACTGGTGCATAATTGTGACGCATTAAGTTATATTGACCAACTTGCGGTTACATCTTATTTCCAAGAAGATGAAGATGACGAGTGGGAGCCGCTGGACATAATCTCGGGTGTCTAACATACAAGTAATTTTGAGGGTATAAGAATGGAATTCCAAGAACCTAGCGACTCAGACAAAGAGATAGTTCAATTCGTTGTCAACCATTGTGATAGATGGAGAGACTGGCGAAACACTAATTACTTATCTGATTGGCTGGAGTACGAGCGCATCTTTACGGGTGAGTGGGACATCCAAGACAAGACCCGTGACTCCGAGAGAAGCCGAATCGTCACCCCCGCTACCCAACAAGCCGTAGAAACCCGTCACGCTGAGATCATCGAGGCTATCTTTGGTCAGGGTGAGTTCTTTGACATTGAAGATGATATTCGTGATGTAAACAACAATCCTTTAGATGTAGCCGCTATCAAGGCTCAACTGATGGAAGACTTCAAAGTAGACAAGATTCGCAAATCCATTGACCAGATTGAGCTGATGGCAGAAATCTATGGTACTGGCATTGGTGAGATTGTTGTCAAAACAGAGAAAATTTACGTTCCTTCTACCCAACCGATACCTGGTCAAGTTGGTCAAGCCGCTATTGGTGTGATGGAAAAGGACAGGATTGCAGTCAAGATTGTTCCTGTTAACCCTAAGAACTTCTTGTTCGACCCTAATGGGACTTCTATTGATGACTGTATGGGTGTGGCGGTTGAGAAGTAT